ATCTTTTGACTCGGACCAACTACAATACCTCTGCGGACCCAGCAGAGCAGGAGGCTAGACCTGGAATGGATCGCCAACCCCACCCAGTTTGCGCCTCTTTTACGGAGTAAAGACGCACCAAAAGCTCCCCCATTTGTCACTTAGGGTTGCGGGCAGAAGGGGTGCCAGCCCAGCGATTGTTGCGACAACAGAGGCGCTAGCCCTGTGAAGGTCTCAAACTGCTCACGCGGTGAGCGAAGTGTCACCATAGCCGGAATTGGTGATGGCGATCATGGGGCCCAAACCACGGTAACCATGCCATGTGGTGTCATCTGCAGCGGAAAGGTAGTGACGAATTGTGCCGCTGGTGCCACCTGAAATGATACGTGGAAACCATGGGCAATAGGCAGTGCCTTTCGGTGCAACGGAGGTCAGACTATACGGCGAATAGGTTGCGCCGACTCCAGCATACCTAGGACAAATCATTCTAGGGAAGCTACCCTCAAAATCACGAATAACATTGCCAAGCCCACGGTTTCCGAGATTGGCGCCGGCGTTGTAATTAATCTCAAGCGAGTTACCAGTGGTGGTGGTAGCGCCTAAAGTCAGAATAACAGAACCCCGCTCAGCCGCAAACATGCGCCGCAGCACGTGCAGAACTGTGTAGCTGTAAACGGTAGGCAGACCCGCTCCGTTACGAGTGGTCTGGCCAGTACCAAACAATCCCGTGCCTGTGGCGAAGATGCCATCGGTAACACGGGCAGCTTGCATAGCGATCTGCTTCATTGACATAACGTCTTCCCCAACCGTGGCAGCTGCCAAATCAACACGGCGGCTACCAGCTGAGGCATACGCAAAAGTGCCCGAATCATCAGGGGCAAGTGGTGAATCTCGTGGTCCAGCAAACATGGTGTCCTGCGTCATGCAGCCATCCATTTCAAGCGTAATAGAGCTGGACACAGTAGCTGGTCCAGTCAGAGGGTCAACGACATATAAAGCCCATGAGCCTATGCTAGTAGCATTTGGGCAAAAGGGCATGTGGTAAAACCACGGGATCTCAATGGTAATGTCGTTACCCTCCTTGAGGTCGATCGTAATGCGGTTGCTGGTGTTTGACATGGTGTAAGACACCACCGGGCAGTTGTCCGCCCCAAGCACGTGCCGGACTGGGGTGTAGTCCCAGACGAATAGTAGCTTGCCGGCATGCATCTTGGTCTTGGCCAACCGGATCTTAAACCTGAAACCTCCTCTCCAATACGTAAAGTAGGATGCTACCCACATTGCAGGCGAGGGTAAAAAGGATAACGGTAAGGTCACGCCGGGTAGTGTCAGGTCGTTGAAGATGCGGGCTGTCACCATATTGCTCCCCTGGGACATCAAGGCCATTGGCATCAGGGACCCCTTCATGAGGAGAGCCCCCACCGACACGGTCGTTATCTCCCGGGCAATCAAATAGTGTGGGCGTGAAACTAGATACGCTATGCTGGCGCAGTCCTCCTCGTCTCCCATAATAGGCGCCGGGGTCACTTGCGTATCGTGAAACGTCGCCATGTTGTAGCCCAGATCTGTGCCTGTCGCGTTGTTGTAGGTGCCCCAATTCTTGACGATGCGGGCCTGTAGCGGAATTTGAGATATGGGGCGGGAAAACCCGAAGGCCGACGCCACTCGTGAGCTCGCTCTCGCCATCCAACTCAGGACTGACGTGTATCCGGACATGGTGGGGACTAGGGTGCCTGCCCAATCTACTACGCGGGCTGTGGACAGCAGGAACCCCGACACTGGGCCCTGCTGGTGCTCTTCCCCCGAAACCTGCTCTGAACGACCACCACCAGAAGCAATGGCTGGAAAGCCCAAATCAGCGGGGGCGGCCTTGCGGCCAATGATCTCAATGTCCTCCAGCCAAAACCAAACGTGGTAGGCAGGCATGGGGGTAGTGGAGATCTTATTAATAGGAGTGCGCAGCTGAACACACAGACTGCCATTATTCTCAGGTGAAATCATGGTGGCGGGTGGGTTGGCGAGAAAGTAAGGCTCAAGTGCACGGTGTGGAATGCGGAACTCAACCGAAGTAGTGGCGGAAATGTCCATATCAACCCCCGGATAAGCGACAAGTTGCGTCGCGGATAAAGGAGGCTGGGGACCTTGGCCTGGTAACACATGCACCATGCGCACCCAACCGCCAACAAAGGGAGTGGCAGCAACCTCAAGCCGAAAACACCATGTGGCGCGGTACGCCGCAACCCCGGCAAGATGGCCGGTGAACAAATTGTTGTAATTGCCTGGTGTGGCCAAAGCTATGCGACTCCAATTGAGGGTGGTGGTCCATGGTAAAGTGTCCAGCAATCCGTCCTGAATGAGAGTAGGAGTCCCCAACATCCGGGCAACCTCATGAGACTTGGGCTGGCTAAAAATCTGCCACCAGCGTTTATTGGTACGTAACTCCGCCTTACAGCATGAGTCATTGAGAAACATCATGTTGCCATGCACCTCGTCATTGGCATCAGGGCCCATGTCGTGCATGCACGGCGACACAATCATCTTGTCGTCTAATTCCTCGCCCTGTTGGACGGCATTATTGATAGTAGGTGTAGCAAACCATGTATTGTCGGGGTGGGGCACTGGCTTAGAAGCCCCTCCCGTAAGCAGGTCGCTCTGTTTTGGTGGGGCTGCCACCTAGCTTACTGAGCAGTAAGGTTTAAAAACCAAGCTACGAAGGCCCCCTCCTTATCGCCTGCGTCCCCACCTATGAACCTGCTAGGCAGGTGGGTACGTGCTATATGGGGGAGGGAGCCAGAACAGAGCCACTCAAGAGCGCTCCCAAAACGCACCCTCGGGACGAGCCCTACTGACGCGCAGCCAAAACATCTGGTCTGTGGACGGCAATGACACATGGTAGTGGCGGTACAGACCACCACTTATCTTATCAGCCCATTCCTCCCAAACCTCAGGGGTGTGCTGGGCAAGTTCCCATAATGCACAACGACAATTCATAGACACTCTTCCTCTCACATCATCATTACCTCTGATCCAACGGGGAATGCTAATGACAGACTCAACGGCTAAAGGTGAAACCAAGTTGCCGTCGATCCCGTAGGCGAAACCCCTTTTCAAAAACTGGACCTCGCCCAGGTCCCTCAAATCCGGCGCCACAGAATCTTTAACCTCGGGGGTGTAAACATACCCATACTTGAGCATGTATGGGGCCACGGTGTTCTGGTTAAAACGGTCCGAAACCTCATCCGAGACACCCACCAAGTTATCATCACCATAGGCACCAACCCGAACATGGTGCTCGAACACCCTCGATCCGCCAAACATGTCCCTGAACACCATCCGGAACAACAGCAAGTTGATGATGGTGTTGATGTAACTGGTACCAGGGTGGCCCGAAGGTAGACCACGGCTCATGGTGTACATACCATCACCAACAACAATGTGTGGATTGGCTAACTCAACGGCAAGAGCCAGCCTCACTCGCTTGCTCTCCGCTCCATCATCATACCAGTTGTTCGCCATGCGCGCATAGGCCAGGAAAAACGCGCCAGAATGGCTGGCATCAAACTTGCTGTAATCACCAGCGAAGACCCGTTTGGCCTCCAAATCACCGCCAACAATGTGGTCGGCCAACACCCTCCACTCTGGCCCGTGGGGGTTGATGCCTATACACACACCATTGTGTATGCGGTTATTGGACAACCACATCTCGTACTCACCAAAATACATGCGCCACACAACCGACAGTACCATGTTAGCGCCAAAGATAGCCCGGGTCGAACCCGCAAGCACTTTCTCAACAGGGCGCAATTCATCCTTCTTAAAAATGGCAAAGGGTAACTTGGGCGGTGTTCCAACTTTGGCTGCTTCAATCCAGCCATGAACCTCAGCTCGCAACTCCTTGCCAATCAGTGTGGCTGGGTCCATAATCTCTTGCTTACCTTGCGTCTTAGTACACCAAGGCCACCCGGCAGAAGTGGCCCGGTTCAAAGCATCAACCATCCAATCTGGGTCACCCGTTATGGCTATTTCAGCAGTCCACACGGGGCGATGGAGAGGGTGTCCACCAACCCTCAACAACTCAGTCTCTAGAGCAGCCATTGCAATAGACAAAGACTCTGGTGCTATCTGGACCTGAGGGGCCCCATATGGCACCATGGCCTTAGTCAGCGGGTCGAACCCGCCTTTAGGCTTGAGCATCGCAGGGAGCCGTGATCCAGGCCCCAATTCCTCCTGTAGAAGTGTAGGCCGCAAGCGCGTCTTGTCTGGGATGTGTAGCGGGGGGACAGCGTCGCCAATCCTTGTCCAGCCCGGCACTTCATTCCTCACCCCTCCAGAAGCCACGGCGGTCCACTCCTCATCAATACACTTGGAGACAAGGTGGCGGTCCACCCGGCGGAAATACCCATAGCTTGGCGTAGTCGCGACATACACGCCTAGGACACGACCTCTCTCTGGCCCATC